AATATTTAGCTCATTAAATTAATTTTTTAAGCGATTCGTCTAATATAAGTCTTATGTAGATACTTTTCTCTTTTTGTAGTAAAATATGATCATGATCATGATCATAGGAGTCTTTATAACAAAGTCTATATTGTTATTATCATGGTAGTAATAAATCCACATATTAAAAAACAATTAAAAGATTTAAAAAAAATACCTTACAACTCAATTAAAAGTGCTTCAGCAGTAATTGTAGATATGCCGATAGGTCAAATGAAATCACATGATTTGGGTAGAGCATTATATGTTGTAACAAATGCTTTTACTGAACTTACACACAAACAACAGGTCATAGTTAAAGTAATTAAACAATCTCAAGAGGATATAAAAAAAGCCATTGAAAATAAAGACTTTACAAAAGAAGAATTAATTGATGAAATTAGGAAGATTGCTCTCGATCCTGCTGATGAAACACATTCTTCAGATTCCGATTCTTCTCAGGAAAAGGAATAGCAACACCTTTTCTTGCTATGTAGTAAGTGCCTTTTCTATTTCGTTTTCCATGATATGCACCAATGGCATAGTTGTAATCAATGTCAAATTGTTCAACAATTACTCTAGGTTCATCATCTGATATGGTATAAACTGTAGCAGTTGCCATAGAGTTAAATAGTGTTTGTGATATTAAAGAATTGTGGATATAACTAAACTGAAAGGTATTGGAGATGGAACAGCAAAGAAATTTGAAAAGAATGGAATTACTACAGTAGAACAATTATTTGTTATACCCCCACCCAAAGTTGCAGAAATGTTAGGTATAGATAATACTTCTGCTATGGAATTATTTAAGAAAGCAAGAGATAAGTATGACGATTCACCCGTATTTCAATCAGGTCTAGATGCTAAAAAAGAAGATGAGGTTTTGGAAAAAATTTCAACTGGCACAAAAGCACTAGATAAATTATTTACAGGTGGAATAGAATGTGGTGCTACAACTGAAATATATGGGGAGTTCGGTTGTGGCAAAACACAATTCTGTCACACTATGGCAGTAAGAGTTCAACTATCAAAAGACAAAGGCGGTCTTGAAGGCAAGTGTGTTTGGATAGATTCAGAAGGAACATTTGAGCCAACAAGAATAGAAAGTATTGCAGAATCATTAGAGTTAGATGGAAGCGAAACACTTGAAAATATAATTAGAGCAAAGGCATACAATTCAGCAGATCAGTATTTAATTTTACAGGAACTTGAGAAACTATTAGTTGAAGATAAAGAAATAAAACTAATTGTAATCGATAGTGCTACAGGATTATTTAGACAGGACTTTAGTGGCAGAGCCATGCTATCTGAAAGACAAAAATATATGGATGAGTTTTTGACTATGGCTTCCAACATGGCTAACTTTCATAATATAGCAATTATATGGACTAATCAGGTAATGATTAATCCCGGAGTTTTCTATGGAGATCCTGTAACAGCAATCGGGGGAACAGTTCTTGCACACAAATCAACATACAGGGTATATTTCAAAAAATCAGGTGCATACAGAATGGGTAAAATGGTAGACAGTCCTAAGCACGGTCAAATTGAAGTAATGTTTGGTCTAAGTGAGGCAGGAGTAGTTGATCAGGAAGTTGCAGAGGAATTAGAGAAGAAAAGAAAGGCAGATAAGGCAAAAGCAAAGAAAGCAGAAAAAGAAGAAACTGTTATATAAGGTATTCTAAAGAATATATACATTGAAATGTGAAGCTTGTAAAAAAGGTGACCTAATACACACAGATTTTGTCTATGAAGGGAAAGATTTGTTGGTTTGTAGTAACGAAGATTGTCAAGAAGAATACGTTTAAAATCTTTAAATAGTTTGACACACTTTGGTACAATATGGGGTTTTTTGGCAAGATTAGGGATAATATAGATCCTAGAAACTACCGTGTGGTAGAAAAAGACGACTATAATCGTGTTACCCAAGACCATTATGATATGAGAAAAGCCATAAATGACGAGTATTTACACTCAAATTCTAGGGCTAGTACACCATATCCATTTCTAGATACCCCAGATGGCAGTAAAATTCCAATGTGGCGTATGTCACCAAACAGAATGTATGAATTAGCAGATTATGTAGGGGATTTAAGAGCAGTTATTGAAACTATACAGAGAGAAATGTTTAGGAACGGTTTGCAAGTATTACCACGATTTGAACACAAATGTCTTGTTTGTTTGAAGGAATACGAGCAAAAACCACTAAAAGACTATGTTCCAATAAGTGATATGGGTAACAAAGGTAAAAAAGAAAAACTACAATGTAGTGCTTGTGGTAATGACAACCCTCGTAAATGGGCAAAACCAGATCCAAAAAATAGACAGGTATTACAAACACTTTTAGATAAAAGAGTAAATAACAACCAGCAATCTCTTAAACTTGTTGCAAGACAGGCAGAAAGAGATTTAGATATTATAGATGGTTGCTATGTTTTAGTGTCAAGACAATGGAAATTAAAGACATTTGCCAATCCTGATCCTGAAACCGGTGCAACAAAACAGGCACTTTCCAGCATACATGAGAGTAAAATAGATGAAATTATTAGAATACACCCTATCCAATGCAGTATAATTGCAAGTGATGAAGCAACTTTGGGAGTAGGTGCAGATGGAAAACCACGATATATATGCCCACAATATGAGCATAGAGATTCCATATTAGAAACACCTGTATGTCCTAAATGTGGTTGTGAATGTTTTAACGCATTTTTAGAAACTAATAGTGTTCCTTACGGTGTTCCACTTAGTAGTCCTAAAAAGATGTATTATGCACAAAAAGAAATAGTTTGGATTCCGGGAAAATATTATCCTGATGTATTGTATGGTAATTCACCAATTCAATCAGTATGGAAAAAAGTTCTATCCCTTATGTTCCAAGATGAATATATGTGGAAATACTTTGACAAAGATAGACCACCAAAATCATTACTTGTAATGGGAAGTAGAAATGCAGAATCAGTACAATCATTTATGGAAAAACAACGTCAAGGTGCAAGACAAGATCCATATATGCCAAGACCAATTCTTCTTAATACGGAAAACGTAGGTCAATCACTTGAATATATCGACCTTACACCAAACTTTAAAGAGTTAGAATTAAGCGATCTTAGAAAAGAATTAAGACAGATTATATCAACTGTATATGGTGTTCAACCTTTGTTCTATGGTGAACAGGCAAAAGCAGGTTTAGGAAACGAAGCACTTCAAGTAACACTTACAAACAGAACTATCAAATGGTTTCAAAGATTCTTGAATGAAAATTTCTTTAATGAGATTACTGATATAATGGAAATATATGATTGGAAGATTGAACTAGTAACAAGTGAAGAAATTGATGAACTCAGAGAAGAACAAGTCAGAGGACAAAAAATTGACAATACAGTCAAGTTATATGGAATGGGCTTTGACGTAGCATTTGACGGTGAGAACAATATACTCATATCACAATTCCCAAATCCTGAAAAACAACAGGCTATGATGGGTGGCGGAGTAGGTCAAAATGAGGGAGAAGGAAACAATGACAAAACAAAATCATCTGCACCAAAAAAAGAAGGAGAAGCACAGAAATTTGACGGAGAGCCAAAGATTGCAAGACCAAGTGATGAAGGTGGAACGGGTGATGGAAGCCCTGCAAGTGGAACGGGAACAACGTTGAGTAACAAAGGTATGACTAAAAAACAATGGGATAAGTTTCTAAAAACTTTAGAAGAATGAACGAAGATACTGAACTAGCAAAAAATATTATATCATATATGGCTAATATGCCTCATCTAACTGCCTATGACATTGTAAAACATTTTGAATCTCTTGGTGTATCGCCTGAGAAAGTCTTATATATATTGAAAGAATTGGATAATTAAAATGGGAGATTCAGGTAAAAGATTTGGGTGGACAGAAGATGGGTTAGATGCAAAAGACAGAATCCAAAAAAATGATTTAAAAGAACGTGCAGGTAAGGAAAATCAGCACACAAGAAACCTAAGAGAAAGAGTTCAAGAAGATGAGCATACTAGAATTAATAATTATAGTGAGGGATATTGTTATGGCTGTAGTAAAGTAGACAAAGTTTTATCAACTCTCATATATATGTGCGGGGAATGTATGGAAAAACGTGGAACAGAGGGATTAATGTGTTTGCTTACAAAGAAACATAATTATGAATTATGTGACATACACGCAGGATGGGAACTTGATGATGTATGGCAGATCAACTGTTCAATGTGTGACTCTTGTATGAGAAGATTACATAAAGTACATCAAGCTTATCGTAAAAAAGGGGGTAGAAAAAATGCACCTGATGAGATTATGAAAAGAAAATACTATGCAAGAAATCCCGGAGAAGAAATTGGTAATGGAATAACTAGAGATCAAACTAGAGATCAATCATTCAGATTGGGCTAATTCTTTTTCTTTTTGCTCTATTTGTAACTCTAATTCTGCAATTTTGCTTAATTGTTCAGCAGTTGATGGCTCATCATATCCGTCTTCCCAATGAAATTTAATCTTTTGTGTGTTATAATCTATGATTAAATGCATTGTATTATTACCAAAATCATAATACCATTCACCCATTAATGACATTCTTTTTGCAGGTAATTCTGTTCCATAATATATGCATTTTTTAGCAAATACAGGTTTACTCCACGGTAATATTGACTTTCTTACCTCAACTCTTTTATCTTTAGGGTTGTAAAAGAAGTTAGTTCTTGTTACATGAGTTGGTTCTTTTTTGAATCTAGTAGTGTTTGTAGTGCCTACTCCCGGATGTATATGCACATATCGCTTCTGTAAATTTACATTATCTTGCATATATTGCATATCAGTATAGAACCAAAATGAACGATTTTCGGGTATATCTATTGATTTTACCTCTAATCTACTATTAATTGAGCCTGAAAATGGATTTCTTTTATTAAATGTATATACGTTATCGTAGACATAAAAGTCCATTATTTATATACAACAACACCTTTATATAATCGTTTCTTTGCCCTTTTAATATGACAATGTTAGCAAAACAAGATGTTGCAATATTAGTAGTTGCACTTTCCCTGTTATCAGCAATAGTATTTGTTGGATGGGGAGCAGTAAAAGGACTAGTATTTGATGCATCAGTTCAAATGTCAGCCGAGCAATATGGAACAATCTTTACCTTTGTATTTGGTATTTTGATTGGTTCAGCATTAACATATTTAGGTATTCGTGCAGGACAAAACGGTTCTACTACCACACCACAGGCGTAGACCAACCCAATTTTTATATACTATTAACTTTTTTTATATACTATGACAGAATATGTTGAATTTTCTGATTTTGTAACAAAAGGATTAACTGTTGATACAGCAGATCAACGCAGAATATTCAAAGGTCATATAACTGCTGAAATTATAGATAGACAACAAGAGTTCATTTTTGTCAAAGAAGTTATGAAAATTATGGAAGCATTTATGGAAGTAAATCCAGTTATATCAGATTATCACAGCAATAGAATGGTCGGCAAGGTATTGAGTTATGAACAATCAGAATACAAAGGCGTTGCAACCGTGTTAATCACAGGCGAAGTTTATAAAAAAGACGGTATTACATTGTATGACAAAATTTGGGATAAGGTTGTAAAAGGAGAATATTCAGGACTATCTATGGGTGGTGCAAGTAAAGAAAGAGAACCAATTCAAAAAGATGGCAAAATGGCATTGGAATTAAGAAAATTAGAGTTATATGAAATTGCATTATGTGATACACCAGCAAATCCATTTGCAGTAGTAGAATCTGTAAACAAGTTTGCTAAAGCAAATGGAATAGAAAGAATGGTAAAAGAATTTAATGGCAGAGAACAGATAAGATGTACTAGTTTAGGTTGTAAATTTGAGAAATTTGACGTAGATCAGTTTATGGATAAATCAGATGGATCAAATATTAACACAGATGTTGATATTGATAATCATCAGTATAGTTGTGATGATGATTCAAATATATGTAAATCATGTGGTAAATCTAAAGAAGAACATGGAATAGAACAATTTGACAAACCAAAAGAAGTGGAAAAATTAAACAATCAAAGTTTAGTTAATAGAGCAGCTGAAACTAGAGCAGAAAATGTAGGGGAAGCAACAGGTAGTCCAAAAGAAACAAATGATTTAATGAATACTATTCCAAAAATACCTGCTAAAGTTAAAAAAGATCACATACCAAGTACACCAAAAGATGATGATTATTTGGAAGAAGCACAAAACAAACAGGATAAAATTAACGGTGAAGAAATTACAAAAGATCAACCAATAGGCGATATAAATGCCAAAGGAGAGTTCCCTATGAAGCCAAGACAAAAACCAAATACAATGACAGATTCTAACGGTAACGTAAACAAATTTAGTCAACCACCAGCATTAGCAGGAGCTAAAAAACAGTCAAAAGTAGAAGGTAATATGGTACATGAAGTGAGTGAAAGACGAGTAAAAGATGTTACTAAAAATGATCCATGTTGGGAAGGATATGAGGCAATAGGAATGAAAGAACAAGATGGTAAAAAAGTTCCAAACTGTGTTAAAAAAGCAGAAGAAAATAAACCATTGAATAAACCAATGAGAGATGGTGGTGATAAAAAATTCAAAGTATATGTTAAAGATCCTAAAACTGGAAACGTAGTAACTGTAAGATTTGGTGATCCAAATATGGAAATTAAACGTGATAGTGATGAAAGAAGATCATCATTTAGAGCAAGACACAAATGTTCAGAAAAAAAAGATATTACTTCAGCTGGATATTGGTCTTGTAAAATGTGGGAAAAGTCATCAAGTGTTTCTGATAATATGAAAAAATCATATAATTGGCAAGTATGGTTGAATGATGATAGTTTTACTAAATATAAACCAAAAAATGTAATACACCCAACTGTTGAATTAATATTGAAATTAGGTATTCCAGCTGTAAAAAACGCATTAGAAGAAGCAGAAACCATACAATATCTAAAAACATTACATAAAAAATATCAACAATAGGTTTACAATTCTTTTTAGTTTTAACAATTATATTTATATACTATAAAAAATTTGTAATATTACAACATGACTACAGAAGAACAAACCACAGAAACACAAGTTTCTGAAGTTCAAAAATCAGATGATGTTGACACTTCAGTCACATCTATTCTTGCACAATTAGTCAAAGCACAAGAAGCTAGAATCGATTCTTTCGAGAAAAGATTTGATGGTCTTGAAACTTTGATTAAAGAACACAACAAGAACCCTGTTGATCAAGGTGTAGAGGATGATACTCAAGCTCCGGCTGTATCAAGTCCTAACGATGTCGGTGATCCTGACAATTTAGGAAATACCTATGCACCATCTCCAAAAGATCAAGCTTCTATTGTTCCACCTCAAAAAGGTGAGTCACCAAAAACCGATGCTCCTAGTCTAACTATGGGTAAGGCAGATGATGAAGACAAAAAAGAAGAAGATAAAGAGGAAGTTGAGAAAACAGAAGATCACGATGAAGACAAAAAAGAAGATGTTAAAAAATCTGAAAGTTCTGAATACGAAATTGTAAAAACGGTTAGACCACTTTTGAAATCAAGAGGGGAAGAAGAATCAGTAATTCCAACAGGATACCAAATCCTTAAAGCTATCTCTAGCGGTTGGAATGGTCAAACTTCAAGTGCAGAAGATGCACTCGTTATAGCATATAACAAACTAGAATCAGGAGAGTTCGGTAACGGACTTCCGGGTGGATACTAAAATGTCTACTTATCTAGGACTACGTTCTATTGATGAACTAGTAAATTATACCTATAACAGAACTCCTGACGAGATTTTAAAAGCAGGTTTCAGTACAACAGATCCCGGAACAGGTGGCAACTATAACCCACTATTCGGTGCTATGGCATGGGCAAACTTCAATATGGAAGCAAACATATTTGCAGCTCTACCAAAGTACGTTTGGGATTTCTCTGGATGGCGTATCTTCCAATCCAAAGCTCCAAATCTAACATCTGTCGCAGGTGCAAGAGATGGACTCGGTGGAACTATCGAAGGTGGAGCTATCGCTGGTGCAGTAAAGCCAGTAGTCCAAGAGATTACCTGTAAACCAAAAACCTTACAATATGTATTCGAAGCCTCTGAGTTATTGGAACAATTAGTAGACAATTCTAGAGATGATAACTACGGTAGCCTCGCACAACAAAGAGTTTACGCAAGTGATCAATTCAAAGAAAGAGTCAATCAAATGCTTACTGCAATTCCTACTGACGTAGTTGCAACCAACGCACTTGAAAGACTAAACCTTGAATCTTTAGATGTCATTGTTGCTTCACACGCTGAACAACAATTCGAAGCACACGCAAATCTTACCGACCTTTATAACCCTTGGAAGGGTGCTAACGGTGCAGGTGTAGATAGAAATGCAGTTGCCGGTACTTGGGATTCCACGGTAAAATCACCTTCAGGTACTCTAGGTACAGCAGATGTCTTGACAGATACAGTATTAAGAGATACACTTGCAGATATTAGAATTGCCGCTGGAAAAGAGCCAACTGTAATGATTGGTGGACAGGA